ATTGGCGGTGACATCTTCGTAGCGGAAGCCGTTCGGCGAAGGCGTGACACCTTCCTGAAGCGGGGTCGTTGCCGCCTCGAACGGAACAGGCCGACGAAACTTGATCGTCGTGGACTTGTTCTTCGGCATCGTCTTGGTGAGCGGGCCGGTCTTTTCCAGCACGCGGACGGGGCCGGCATGCTTGAGCATCTGGCGCTCGGCATAAACGTTTGTGCGCTGGGAAATCCCAGGGCTGGTTGAAGTCGTTACCATTTTCAGGGGTTCCTATCGGGATGCCTGCCGGCGATCCTGTTCCTTGAACATCGCCCATAGTGCTTCCGGGTCGCCATCTTCCGGAATGCCGGAAACGACAGCGCCGCGAGGCGAGGACGATGGGGAACTGCTGCCCGCAAGCTGGCGCTTGCGTCGATCGTTCGGGTTAGGCGTTGGGTTCTGGGTTTGGGGTTGAGCCGGGGGCTCCAGAAACTGCTTGAACGCTGTAATGACCTCTATGGCCGCGTCAGCATCGGTGATCTCGTTGGCGTTTCGCTCGTTGGCATCACGGATGTGCTTTGGCTGATCCTCGATCCACTGGCGGTAGGCGCTTCCATTGGCCTTCAGGAAGTCCAGCCAGTCCGGGATGGCTTCTTCCAGCCTGCTTGATTCCTCCTGGATGAGGGTCTGAAGCTCGGTTTCAGCGGCCTTTCGGCGGCTTTCCTTGTCAGCTTCAATGCTTTCAAGCCTGCTGTTGATCGCGTTCACGGTCGAATTCAGCGGTTGTGCAATTTCAGGGTAATCTGTCTCAAGGGACCGCAACTGAGAGGTGTCGATGGCCGCCTGACTTGCAGACTTTGCGGCTTGCGCCTTCAGTTCGTTGATCTTGCGCGTGCGGGCCGCAAGCCTTCCATTCGCCGATCGCGCCTGTTGCTCGAGCTTGGCCTTTTCGGCCTGCAAGGCTTCGTATTCGGCACGGAGGTTTTCGGGAGCCGCAGCCCAGATGTCGGGGGTTTCATCGCCGGCTCCTTGAGCGGGCATTTCCTCGTCATCGGTGCCCGCATCCTCCTGATCGCGGTCATCTGACGGCTTGTCGGAGTTTGCTTCGGCTTCCTTCATTTCCGCCCACAGAGCCGACGAATCGTCTTCTGTGTCCGGATTTTCGGCATCGGTAAGGGTTACGTCCTTTTCAGGCGCTTGATCGCTCATTGGTTCCTCTGGGTTGTGGGCGGCCTTGGCGGCCCGGATACCCGAATTGACCGGCTCTAGATGATGAGCGGATCGAATGCGGGGGTGGCATCCGAAGGGGCGGCAAGGTCGAGGATTTCCCTCAAAGCCTTTATGCGGCCCCGTTCGAATTCCGTAGCGGCGATGTCCAGCCCCTTCACTTCGAGGGATTTCTGGGTCGCCTGAATTTCAGCATTGATGTGGTCGGCGACGCCCCCCCCCCCCCGGCTGTTGGCGTCGATCGCCATCAGAACAGACCGCCACCGCTCGTCGCATTGGGTCCGCGCTGTTCCGTAATGGCAGCCTCAGCGGCGACGACGCGTTCCTTGTGGTCGATTTCCATGCGCTTCGTGGCGAGTTTTGCCTCGATCTCATCCAGCGACATGTTCATCTTCTCAGCGAAGATCATCATCTGTGTGTCGCGGTTGAATTGCGCCACGACACGAGCCGTATCGGCCTGCATGTTGGCGATCTCAACCTTGGAATCGATCTCCGCTTCCTTCAGGTCGAGTTCGCGCTGCTTGATGGCCGGATCATCCGCGACCGGAGCCTGCGCAGCCATCGCCTCCTGTGCCTGCGCCTCTGCACGGGCCATGGCGGCATCGATCTCTTCCTGAGTGAGAAGAACCTCATCGACCGGGATCATGTGGGCCTGGAACACCTTCTTGAGCATGTCCCTGTTCTTCATCATCGGGCCGTAGACGGGGTGCCCGCCAAGCTGCAAGGCGAGGATCATCAGGTTGTTGGCCTGCATTTCCCTGACGAGAAGGACTGAAGAACCGCGGGCATCCACGTCATAGTCGCCCTTGATCTCTTCCTTCGGATTGTGCTGCATGTTCCAGTCGTAGAACCGGCGGATGTTCGGCGTGGTCATGCTGTCGTCAAATTCCTTGACGATGCGCCGGAAGCCGACATTGGCCGAATTCATCAGGATCGCCATGCCCTGCGCCGTCTTGGTGACGTTGGTGCCCTGCTCTCCTTGCGTGATCTGCGGCATCTGCGTCATCATGTCGATGAATCGCATGGACAGGTCCACGATGGCCGCAAGCTCACCCTGCATGGTCGGGATATTGAAGACCTCGAACGGCCTTGCATCCTTCGGAATGCCGTCCTTGACCTTCCAGATCTTGCGGGGCCTGATCTTCCAGCTTCCGTCCGCCGGTTCGATGGCCTTGGTGTCCATGACGATCTGCGGACCTGCCGAAAGGCCGGCATTGTCCATCATGGCGCGCCATGCCGAATTCAACGAGCGCTGCGGATCGCGCATGATCGACGGAATGCCATATCCGAAGATAGATGCTTCGTCGCGCGCAAGGCAGAACACGGAATAGAGCGACTCCCCGGAATCATAGGGGTAGATCGAGAACTTCAGGATTTCGTCCTGACAGAACCACACCACCGCATTGACTTCGGTCAGTGGGTCGATGCCTTCCAGATCGTCATAGGTGGCGAGATAGGATTCCTTGGCCTGATCGTCCGTCGAGTTGGTCGCCATGACGAGGGCAAGGTCGCGCATGTCCTCATAATCGAGACAGCCCGAATATTCCCACACATGGTAAAGATCGCCCGTGACCTGTTGGTTGTCGCCATTGATGTTGCGCAGATCGGCAAGATACGACGGCGCCGTCTCCCTCGGCTTGGCCTTGATCAGCGTTCGAATGGCGTCCTTGTCGAAGCCGGGAAGGTTTGACAGCGCCCGCAGCTTCTTCTTGTTCATCAGGTGACGTTCGAAGTTGCCCTCTCCGTCATCTATCGAACTGGCATCCATATCCGGGAAGAACGCCCATGGGTCGACAAACCGCATGGATGGCTGATCGCCCTCGGACATCTGAAGCTGGTATTCGCCTGCTTCGTTCTTCTTCCAGCCCTTCCGTATCCTGTCGCCAGTGACCGGTCCCTTGGCGATGCCAACGCCAAGCTTCGCGGCGCAATCGATCACGTCGCGCATCACGGCCTGGTACAGGCTCTGCTTCAACTGGTCGTCAATTTCCTCGCCATCCGTATCGTCCGGCGCAACTGTCCAGGTCCCGACCGCCAATATCAGTGTGAACGCATTCCCGCCGGCCATCGGGTTGAACGACAATGACGGGTTGCGGGCCTTCACCGGGTTTCATCAGAACCTCGGCAGGATGATGAACAGGCGAGGTTAGATGCCCGCAATAACTGAGTCCCGCTATCTGGTTCAGGCGGGCTGGAACGATGTTCCTCATTTGGACGAAAAGACGAAGAAGGAGCTGCTGGAATCAACGCCGCCGCATTTGCGGGAGGCGCGCAGCAAGGGCATTCCGTCGCTCGGGTCTGGCGCGATCTATCCCGTTCCCTTGTCTGCGATCGAAATCCAGCCATTCCAGATACCTCCGTTCTGGCCACGTGCCTACGCCCTTGACGTGGGCTGGAACAGGACAGCGGCGTTGTGGGGTGCATGGGATCCGTCAGACTGGTCTCTCTACCTCTACGCGGAACACTATCAAGGGCAGGCCGTAGCCTCGATCCATGCCGATGCGATCAAGGCGCGGGGCGAATGGATACGCGGCGTCATCGACCCTGCGGCAAACAACAGATCACAGAGAGACGGGGAGCGTTTGATGGCGGATTACGTTGCCCACGGTCTCCATTTGACGCCTGCGGATAACGCGGTCGAGGCCGGTCTCTACAAGACATGGCAGTTGCTGGCGACGGGACGCCTCAAGGTGTTTTCCACGCTGGCGAACTGGAAAGCCGAATATGCGCTCTATCGCCGCGACGAAAACGGCAAGATTATCAAGGACTTCGACCATTTGATGGATGACACGCGATACCTTGTGATGAGCGGGCAGAAGGTCGCTTCGGTCAAGGCCCCGACCGTGATCAATGATGCCTATCTTCCCGTTGGCGATTCCGTGGCGGGCTATTGATGGACGCTCCCGTCAATCCTGAAACCCAGCGCCGCCAGATGCGCGAACGGTTGCAGGGCATCATCGGCAGGCTTGAAGCCGAGGCGACCAAGCGCGTCGGCAAGAAGGCCATGATCGAGAAGCGATGGATCGAGGACCTGCTTCAGTATCATGGGCAGTACGATGCCGATACGGCAAAGAAGCTGAAAGACGCCGAACTCTCCCAACTGTTCATCAACGAGACGCAGCCCAAGACGGACGCCATGTCGGCCCGCCTCATGGATCTTCTGTTTCCGACCGATGACAAGAACTGGGGCATTCAGCCAACACCCGTTCCGTCGCTGACGGATGCTGCGGGCGAAGCATCGGCCAAGAAGCAGGAACTGCAACAGCAGATGTCCGCCGAGGCCGCGATGCAGGGCGCACCATCGCCCGAGACCATGCAGCAGGCCGATTTTGTCGAACAGGCATCGAAGGCCCTTGAGGACCAGATAGCGGAGGCCAAGCGCCACGCCGATCTGATGGCCGAGGAAATTGACGACCAGTTGAAGCAGAGCCT